GTTGGTGCCCGCCGAAGTAGGCAGCTTCATCGTCCAAGTGCCGGCAGCGTCAGCCACAGACAGTGTTACGATGCCGGATGTCGTGCCAACAAATTTAGCCGAACCCGTCGCGGTAGCCGAAACGCCCAGCGTGATGTCGTCGTTGAAGGTAGGGCTGTTAGAAAATACAAGCGATCCGGTGCCCGTCTCGTCGCTGATAACACCCGCCAACTGAGCTGAAGTGGTCGAAGCAAACTGGGCGAGCGTGCCGCCCGTATAAGCTATCGTGCCGCCAGTTCCATAATTAACCGTGCTGCTATCGGTGCCGACAAACGTGACGCTGTTATCAGTCGCCAAAGTCTTGCCGTTAGCAACCGTCAACGTGCCGGTCGTCGTTGAAACGGTCAGGCCGTTATACTTGCCGCCGGTGATGTCGCCGGTCGTATCGGCAATCGTCACAGCCGAATTTTGCGCAAGTTTGCCGGTTGTCCCATCAAAACGAACAATAGCGTTATCCGTTGAAGACGCGGGGCCAATAATAGCGTCGGCTACGCTAACAGAAGTCCAGCTACCATCGCCACGCAAATAGGTAGCCGCCGATGGCGTTCCCGTGGCGCTGATTCCGCCTACCGGCAATCCGGTCGCGTTCGTCAGCGTCGCAGCCGATGGCGTGCCGAGATTAGGTGTCACAAGCGTTGGCGATGTCGCCAACACGATGCTGCCAGAGCCGGTCGTCGTGTTACCGAGCGCCGTCACGGTGCCGCTGGTCGGGAACGTCAGACTGGTAGCAGCAGAGAACGTAAACGTCGTGGCGTAGCCGCCGACAGTCGCAAAAGTCGAACCGTCAGCCAGCGTGAACGTCGCAGCCGTCGCCGGCGCGGTGATCGTGACCTTATTTACAGACCCGTTTAGCTCTAAATTGCCGCTCTTATCGACAACAAAAGAGGCCGTAGTGGCCCCTGAAACCGTCAAATTGAGCAGTTTAGATGACGCATCTGACGATGTGTTGGTGACGGCAAGTTTAATGCCGTTCCATGTCGTCGTTACGTCGTTCCAGCTATCGGTAAGATTGTAAATAAAGGCCATTTAGATCACTCGAAAAAGACGGTGACTTTCGGACTAGAGCCGCCAAGGACGACATAAAGACCTTTATTCAAGCTAATACCTTCAGCCGTGAAGATATAGTTTCCCGGCGTCGCCGCCGTGAACTGCGCCAGAACAATTGGATCGGAGGTTGAAGCGGCCGGGGAATCATAGACCGCGACCGTAACGGACGTGCCGCTAGAAGCAAAAATGCCCTTCAGCTTGGCCAGACCGACCTTAAGCTGGGTAGATGCTTCGATTTCCTGATAATAAGCCATTTTTGCTCTCTTAGGCTAGGAACTTAAGTTTATACAGCGTGCTGAGATATAAGTCCACGATCCCGTCGATAATGTTCTGAATCGCGCTGTCGTCTTTATACTCTTTTCGAGCTTCTTCGATCTCTTTCAAAGAATCTTCAAGAAATTCAACGACATTGTTGGTCTTTTTAGCCGAATGCAGCGTGATCGGGCCGATTAGGCCGTGCCGGCCCTGATAGGCTTCCGCCAAGTCGTCAGCCAAGTCGATGACTTTGCTGTAAAAACCGCCTAAAGCCTTATGTTTAGCGTAAGACCGCGTGTTGAGATGCACGGAATGAGTCACATCGCGCGCCAGAAAGAGGTGTCCGATCAGATCCGCGCAGCTCATTGACCAATCTCCCGCATCGGTGCGCTACCCGGCACCAAATCACCTGTGTCCAGAGCCGCCGCAATGGTGCCCTGCACGATGTCTTGAATCTGTTCTGGCGACAGACCCGCCTGCATGGCCGAAAGACGCTTGGTTTCGGCGTCATAAGCCTTGATCTGCGTGTTTTGCTCGTCAATGGCCAGTTTTTGCATCTCATACGACTGCATGAGCTGCTGGATCTGGGCGTTGGTCTGCTCCATTGCCTGCGCCATCTGCTCCATCTGCATACGCATGGCCTGCGCTTCCGGCGACTCGTCGGTGTCTTGCAGAACCTTCGGGTCAAGCATCTTTTCAAAGCGCTTGGCCATCGTCTCAGATCCTGGCCAGTCCATGTTCTTGACGAACAGATCACCCGCAACCGACCAGAGCGCCGGGTTTGTCTGGAGGATCTGGCCCATCGTGTCCATCGCCTCCTGCTTACGGGTCATGTAGCTGGGGCCAGACGACACATGCACGTCATAGGTGCCGACGTTCGGGTTGTAGATCTTCATGATCTCAATACCCTCTTCGTTGACAACGGAACGCACCGCCTCCGGCTGCGCCGGATTGATACGCGCCATGCCGACTTCGCCCTCGACGTTGATGATACGGGCGACGCGCTGCGTGTCGTAGATCTTCGGGATCAGATCGACGAGCTGACGCGCAACGTATTTTATCGCCCGCGCGAGGTTGTCGACATAATGATAAGTACTCGTGTCGCCTTGCCGCTCCCGAGCGAGGATCGCACGACCCGTCCGCTCGTTGGAAGTCGCCCCAATGCTACTATCGTACTGGCCAGTGGTCGACTTGATGTCTTCGCCAGCCCCCATCTTGGCTTGAATAAGGCCCGTTTGAGCCATCGGAGGCTGGGCGCGTTCAGGTAGCGGTAACGGGTTTCCAGCGCCATCAGTAACGTCCGGGTTAACTTCAAGATACGGCCAGTTGTTCGTATTGGCCGTTTTCCAGTTGGTTTCATAGCCTTCAAACTGGCCGCCATAGCCAATGAACGGCGCTTTAGGGGCCAGCGCCAGCATTTCCGCTTCTTGGCTGACCCAGTAGTTATACATACGCTGCGCGTCTTTAGCGTTGCGCACCAGACCGCTAATGTAGATCTGACCGTCGACCTCGAACTCGTTGCCGACAACGCGGATCACGGGGATATATTTACCCGCCCACTCACGTTCTTCCAGCACTTCGTAACCGTTGGTCTTGATCCACATGACCCGGCGACGGTCGCTCTCGCGGCTGCGCAGCGGCTTGCCGTAGGCGGCTTTGAGGCGCTTGTCCTCCGGCGTGCCGTCGAACGCCGTGATGTTGTCCGGGTAGAGATTGAGCTTGTGCTTGCGATGCTCAACATAAAAATATTCAGCGATGCGGACAGTCTCTTGGCTGACCCACATGCTCAACGTCTGATCGCCCACACCCTGCGACTGCATACCCGTCACAGGCGTCGCGTCAGGATACATGCGCTCGTATTCGGCTTTTGGGATGTCTTCCGTAATGAAGCACCATTCCGCGTCCTGACCGCACGGGTCTTGGATCATTGGGTCCATGTAGACGCTGAAGCTGCTACGCACGCGACCGATCTTAATGTCCTGCTCGAAAGAATCTTCTTTCGTGTATTCCGTCAGGATGCGGATATAGCCTTCGCCGTATGTGACCTGGTTGTCGCAGGCCGTGTCATACGCAACGTCGGCGTCGGACATATACTCAATGTGCCGCACGATACCGTCGAAGATCTCCGCGACCTCCGGGTCAGCGTTGTCGTCGGCGGGGATGACCCGCGCAGTCGGACGGTTCTGGCGTTGCTCGTTCGTCACGAGTCTCACGTGCTGCGGCAGCTTGTTGATCGTCAGGCACGGCCGCGCGTTGATCGTTTGGCCCTGCACCGCGCCGCGTGTCGCCAGCACGTCCGCCGGCCACTGCCACGCGTTGTCCGGCGAGCCTGCCATGAACCGCAGATCGTCTAGCTCGTCTTCGCGTGAGTCAGAATAGGCCGCTTGCGCCACCGTAAAGCGGTGACGCATGGTCGCCAGACGATCCGTGTCGTCGGCCTCGCTGACCTTACCGGCCGCTACGACATCATCACTTGCCACAAGATTTGCCTTTGCTCATGGACGGCTTCTTAGCCGCAGCGCGCTTCGTCGAATACGCGATGGCGACGGCCTGCTTGACAGGTCGTTTAGCTTCTTTTATCTCTGTTCGCACGTTTTCTCTAAACGCTTTTTTGGAGGCGCTTTTGACTAAAGGCACGGTTCGCTCCCGCGAAAGAGTAACGATTACCTGCAAACATTGTAAGTCGCTGTTTACAGTGGCGAATTACCGAAAAGATACGGCTATTTATTGTAGCCGAAGCTGTCAGGCATTGGACGCGCGGCAAGAGACTACCACGATTTGCGAAGAATGTGGAACTCAATTTACGCATATAGCAAGCAGAGCCAATAAAGCCAAATATTGCAGCACAAAATGCTACCATAAAGCAATGAACCGAAAAGGTTCCATTGAGCATACTTGCGCGCATTGCGGCACAAAATTTATGGATTCGCCGTCGCACAAACGAAAATATTGCTCGCGCGCTTGCGTAAATAAAGCATCTAAAGATGTCTGGAAACCTACCTTCACAACAGTTCGCAAGAAGATGGAAAAGCGGCAACTTCTCATAAAGTGTGAACGATGCGGTTACGATAGTGAACCTCGCATATTAGGCGTTCATCATAAAGATCGGGATAGGACTAATAACGAGATGTCTAACCTCGAAGTTTTATGCCCTATCTGCCATTCTCTTGAGCATATGAAACATACGCCGCATGGGTTTAAAGAGTGATCTCAATGTCCCATCCATCCTGAAGAGGCTGCGTTGCCACCATAGCTTACGCGCGGTCGGTTGTCTACGCGCGCCTCGCGGTGCGCCACAGGATACGCGAACGTCACGGCGATAGCGTCGGCGGCGTCGGGGCTGGCCAGCCCTCGCGCCTTCATGTCCTTTTTACTCTCTAGGAATATAGTCCCTTTACTGTCTGGCTTCATCATCGGGCCGGTCAGGTCGGACTTGAGGAATCGGTCGTTTGGGATGCTGGCCGTTTTCAGCCACTCCCGCATGGCGTGCCACATCTCGGCCCGCTTGTTCCCGAACATGACCGGCTTGGTGGATCTCATGCCGAAGTTGACGCCCCGGATCTTATACCG